TACTGGAAGGTATCGCAGCTGCTAGTGTGTACTGGATGGGGGTCAACCCTGCTGGCGTTACTGAACTCAATGACCTCATTGGCGTAGACAGCGGACAATGGGTAGGAGCACGCCAAGAAGATGTGTTTACTATCTCACCTGCTGATACTGTTAGAGGACAGGTAGCTGCTTTACAGCAGGCTACAGCAGACACCAGAGCTATCCTTAGAAAACTTTTTTTGATGGACCTAGCTGAGCTTCCTAGTGGAGACCGGGTAACTGCTACGGCTATTAGAAAACTTGGAGAGGAGATAGAGAATGTCTTAGGAGGAGCTTTCTCTTCGATTGCTAGAGTAGGTCATAAGACTTTTGTTGCTCGTACCATTTTTTTGTATGATCGAGAATGAGGAAATTGATCCTGCTATTTCAGAGAATCTATTCAACAAAGATGGTAGTATTAAGATTGAAATTGTTACTGGCTTGCAGTCTCTTAACAGAGAGAGTGAGCTAACTAAGCTCATGCAGATGGGTGAGATGGTTAGGAATCTCCCTGAAGACGCACAGAAACGATTTAAATGGGAGACCTATGCACGTCAGCTAGTAGCTGCTCTTGGGTTTAATCCTGAAGGTTGGATTGTGTCTGATGAAGAGATACAACAGCAGCAACAGCAAGAGCAAGCTGCTCAGAATCAACAGGCATTGACACAGAACTTAGGTCAAGCTGCTGCTGGGGCTGCTGGTGGTGCTGCTCAACAAGACTTACAAGAGACAGGCGGTCAAGGAATCGCAGATTTAGCTTCGCAGATTGATCCTGCACAGCTTCAACAATTAGCTGGTCAACTTGGCGGTGGTGGTCTAGCTGGTGCTTTAGGTGGTGGCGGCGGTGATCTAGCTGGTGCCTTAGGTGGCGGTGGTGGTCAACTTCCACCTGGAGCTGCACAGCAAGGTATACCACAACAAGGTGCACCACAACAACAAGGAGGTTTCTAATGAAACATATTTTTTTGGTGATTTTGGTAAGTCTCCTTTGGGGCTGTAGTACAGCTCAGCTGGAAGAAATGCAAAACACAGCTGCTACTCTTAGGGATAACCTAGACACTCGTATTGCAGAGCTCAGAACTGAAGCTCAAACTAATGATAAAGCTCAGCCTCAACTAGATGCTGCGTTGAAAACTCGGGATGCTTTGGAGAGGGGCATCGCTAAAGCTAGTAAGTACATTACAGATGATGGCTTTGTAGCTGTAGATAAAGGTATTCAAGACCTTAGTTATCTCTTGCCACCTGGCTTGGGACTTCTTTTGTCCGGAGTATCTGGAATGTTCCTTCGTGAACGTCGTAAAGGACAAGCACTCAATGAGCTTGTAGATACATTCGATGCTGTAAAGCAGAAAGATACTCAGTTTGCTAAGGCTATGGATGCTAACTCTCATATTATTAATTCACGTCTTTCTACGACCTCTAAGAAAGTTATTAAGAAGCGGAGGTCTACATGAGCATTAAAGAAGAATTATATTTTGATGGAGGGACTCAAGCTGGGTCATTTCCTGATGTAACGTTGACTAGAGCATCAACTACTAAAAGTGCTATAGGTACGGTCATTGGCTCGAATGTTTTACGGGCTGGGGTTATGGAAACTTCTACAGATAAACCTAATTGGACTCTTCGAGAAGACTCTGGTGTTACCTGTAAAGCTACTGCTGTGGGCTATGATAAGTATGGTTATGAAATCATGTTTGTTTACACTGCTAACTCAGGTTGGCTTTATTTGTTCTCTAAAAATCCTGTTTGGGGAGACACTTCTGAACCAAATGGTAATACTTTTGCTAGTAAATTCACTAATGCTGAGCATGGTGTGCTTAACAAAGATAAGTGGGAATTTGATCTAGGTTCTAATAAACCTCTGTTTGATATCTGGGCAGATGGCTCAGACTCTCCTACAAATACTCATGTTCATAACTTTCAAGCTGATCTGGCAGCTTACCCTGGTGCTGGTACTACTGAAACAGGTGCTTATGATATTAAAGCTTTAGTGTGTCTTCCTGGATGTCTTTTGATAAAATGTACATGGCATACAGGTCCATGTCCTGATATTATTTCTAGTACTTGGGCAGCAAATGTGGCTACTATTGAAGTAGCAGACTCCTCAGTATTTTCTGTGGGTGATCCTGTCTATATTCGTGGTAGCTCTCTTTCTGGCTATAACGTATCTAATGTAGCTATAGCTACTATTCCTGACAGCACTCATGTTACCATCCCGTTAACTACTAACCCCGGTGGTTCTGCCACAGGTGGTACCATTTCATATCTACAAGATGCTGGCGTCGGTCTTTTCTCATTGCAGCACATAGCTAATAACGGTGATAGAGACGATTGGAAATTTGGTTTTGTTGGTAGAAGTCCTGTTGCAAATGATTTAGGTGATACTCGTGGTAGAGAATGGGATACTACATCTTATTTTCCAACATCACCACGTGGTGAGCCATTGTTAGAAGCTATGATTCCTATCTGTGATTACAAATCTAAAGCTGCAAATAATCTTAATAGCGAATTTTTCTTAGTACGTGCTCATAGATCTCATGCAAGTAATGCTTGGTCCTTTGGGTGGAAGTCATCTGATGCAGATCCTCTTTATTTAGTTTACAATAGAGCTGGTCTTGGAACTGGTGGGCATTTCCATACTGGAGCATGGACACCTAATGGTCTCGTGCTATCTATAGGAGATAGTCAAGGACATAACGAAAATGTTTTGTTTACATGTTCTGATTGGAGTGATGCTCCTCGGTCTGGTATTACTAGGACTGATGCTTGGCATGGTGCAGGCCATACTAGTACAAACGCAAGTGAAGCAAATCAATGGGTCTGTTCCTGTCCGGGTACCGATTTAAATGAAGTTATAGTTGGCTCAGATGAACGGCATGAAGCGATGTATTCTTTACGTGTTCCGAAGGATCCTATTAATAACCCTCCTCAGTTTGTAGCTTTGTTTGGATCTCCCAGAAATACAACTGTCAATCAGTCGGGTGCTACCCGTAAAATAAATTCTTTATGGCTTAGTAATCCGCATCCTGAAGATGCAACTAGGATTGTTGCTAGGATGTATGGACTTACACACGACAATGATGAATTCTCTAGAATACTTTATTCTAGTGATGCTAAAACATTTACTTCTGTGGCAAGATATCCTAGTCATAACGATGACCAAGGCTTGGTTACTATTTGGGACGATCATATCTTTTCTTTTAAATCTGGTACTGGTTCAAATATATCCCCTAGAGGTATTTTTAATATGCCTGTCCCTTCTGTTGTACATCAATCTCAGAATATTTTGGTGAGTCGTGGCGGTATTAATCGTCTTAGGCTTACGGCGGGTGGCTTAGATACTCTAGTTGCAAATTCTGGTGGTTCAGCAACTCTAGAGACTACAGATGTTGGTCCTGGTTATGGCCCTACATACAAATGTATTACAAGCATAGCTGATTATATTGTAATGACCTTTAAACCTGCTCAAGCAGCTACGTGGTCGGGCACAGAGAAAAGAATTTCTTTAGTAGGTTATGTTAAATCACTAACTAATAACACCACTACCCCTATAACTTTTGCTTTAACTGATGCAGGAGCATCAGATGCTTTTGGTAGGTTTAGTAATGCTGCTCCTTATGAATGGAGAAAGTTTACTATAACCTGGGATGTGCAAGCTTCTCCGCTAGCTGGAGCTCCTTTTTCTCCAGTGATTGAGATAGGAAGTACTACTGGTTCAAATACTCCTGAAGCTGAAACTATTCTATTTCAAATAGAGGGTGTCTATTTCGATCAACCTACTCCTTACCCCATTGCTCCTATAAATAATGCAGAGACTACTCTTCAGCCAGATGAAAATCTAACTATTGATCTTCCTGGGCTTACTCATAATAATTGGTCAGTAGGAATTTCTTTACTTAACCCTGTTGACGGTGAAGACAATGTTGGTATTCATCCTGAAGGTTTAAAATCATATCATTTGTGTACTTTTGAGCAATCTCCTACAGAATTTGTAGAAGTAAAGATGAGTGCAGATGGAACAGAAAAAAGTCTTCCTGCATTGGAGTTTAAATTAACTTCGGCTTCTGGGAATGTCACTCAACTAGAAAGATTTACCCCAGACGTTCATGGTCGCTTTACTAGCAAAACAAATACTTCTTTGATACAGTCAGGGGCGTATGTTACTGTTACAACGTCAGCTGCTCATGGTTTAGCAACTGGTGATTATGTTACTATTGCCGGTACAACTCCTGCTGCATTTTCGGGTACTCATGAAGTAGAAAAGATAAATTCTACTTCTTACAAATACAGAGAAGATGCTGTTATCGCTAATAGTACTGTTCATGGTACAACTATTCAAGAGGCTCGTAGATTAGCTTGGAATAGAGAGGATCAATTAGATTTATATTTGTCCTATGACGGAACTGATCTAAACTATGGTGCAATCATTGGTGGTCGTAATGAAGTCGACCCCCTAGTAGAAGCTACATTTACCGGCATCGACCTTGAAGGTTCGTTTGTTGCTAAAGATATAACCCCCATTAAAGTAAAGATCGGTTCTCAAACTTTTGCTACTGCCACTCAACCAAATGTTAGTGTAGTTAAAGTTGTGGCAGAGATGGATGGGAGTTCATCTTCTCTTCTAGACATGGAGTCTTTGCTGTGGACTAATCAGAATAGTCTTATTAGAGATTCTTTGACTACTAGTTTGCTAGCTGGCTGGAAGATGGATGAGACAGCTGGCCCTGTATTAAATGATGTATTAGGTAATTATCCTATAACTTTGAATACAATCAGGGGCGGATCCTTTGGTATTGTGCCAGGTAATAACAATAAAACAGCTGTGTTGTTTGATGGTTTAACATTCTACGAGGCACCTGCAGGAATTAGCTTATCTCCAAGTCCTGGAGGTCAGTTTACTGTTGTACTTTGGGCTAAATCTTTAAATGCAGATGGTGGCTGGGGATCTTCCAGTGCTTTCTTATCAACATATTCAAGTGGTACTGGCTTCTATGCTATTAAAGACGGGGCTAATCTAACTAGTTCTCTGTCTACTTATTGCGGGGCAAGTACACCAGCAGGAACTAACTATAGTAATGCTTCTGGCTCTATTTTAGCTCTTGATAACTCGTGGCATATGTTTACGTTTGTATTTGATGCTACTTCTGGTTCCATCACGCGTACAGCTTATCGTGACATCGATCCGTTTGGGATGGTTACATTAGCAGGCGCAACTTTTGATCCATCTGTTCAACGTATAACTGTTGGGTCAGGCATAGGTGGTGGTACTGCAACTCTTCTAGGCCGTGCTAGTGCTAATGGAATAGCTGTAGAAAACATGTATGTATTCTCTAAAGCATTTACTCCAGCTGATATTAATTATTTTTACAATAATGGTCGAGGAGTTTCTTTCCCCTTTGATGATCATTATAAATTCTTGGATCCTGTTCGTATGGTAGAAAAGCCTCACTCTATTGGAGCTAAGCTACATCGTAAACATAAAAAATAAAGGAAACATAAATGCCCGATCAACCCGTAGAGCAATCTACAGAACAACTTGCTGGGGTAACTCCAGCACCAGAACAAGTTCTCCCAGAGACTAAAACAGATCAAGCTGTTCAGCATGAGCGAGAAATGTTTGAAACCTATGTCCAGAATCAGGGAGAAGCTATCCCTGAGCAGTATGCTGATGCTGGGGCATGGTTTGATGGCTTGAAGAATAGTCAAGCTGCCTATACCAAAGGACAGCAAGAGATTGCTGCTCTTAAACAACAGTATAACACTGATGGTACAGTTAATCCTGACTATAAAGCTCCTGAGGCTGCTCCTGCAGTTGCTCCTGAGGCTCCTGTAGTGGATCCTAATGCACCTAAGACTTTGCAAGTACCTGAGACTCCTACTGCTGAGGAGATGGCTAAGTCAGCTGAAATGGCTGATGCTATGGCTAAGGTCTCTGCCGCAGAATGGAATACTTGGGGTGCTGAGATGATGTCTCAGGAAGGACTCACTGACACTACTCGGGAAGTCATTCGTACTAAAATGAATGTCACCGATGAGGTTATTAACTCTTATGTAGCTGGTGAGAAAGCTAAGGCTCAGGTATCCTATCTTCAGTCATCTGAAATGATTGGTGGAGAGGCTGAGCTTCAGTCTACTCTTAAGTGGGCTTCAGAGAATCTCTCCCCTGAAGAGAGGCAGTCTACTAATGAGCTGCTTGCTGGGGCATCCTATGGTACTGTCCTGCTGGGCCTCAAGGCTCGTAAGGATCGAGCTGTGGG